AGACCCTGGTGGTCCAACGGGGCCAGAAGGTCCACCTGGAACATTTGATTGTGTTCCCTTTTATTATGATTTGATTTTGAGTTCGAAAACCGATGAACCTGGTTTCCCCTTTGAGCCAACTGATGGTAACATGAATACTGAATGTCTTTACGTATTTTCAACTCTTAAGAAATACACCGGTATAGGACAGGGTGGTGATGAAGATCCGCCTGATGCACTTTACCCTTGTTTATGGTGTCCAATAGCCAATCACAGTTTCGCTTTCTATCCCGGATCACCGCAATTTTCACTCTTTGAACAATTTCCACCTGAAGTTGTACAAGATGGAGATATTTGTAGTCTTCAATTACAAAACCCCACTGCAGCTTCCTACAATATGACTCTTAACACTGAAATTCGTGCTCTTGTTAGTACTGCTGGATTACGAGCCATGAACCCCGGTTTACCAATGACCGTTTATGTTGCAATTGATATCGGTGTGCCGGGAAGCAATCAAAGTAATAGTCAGCCAGATGGTGTAATGGAACCTCCTTATTTATTTACGGAATCGATTTTGGAGGCAATTGTAGTTGAAAATGTTGATGATGTTCCAGATGAATCCGATGGAGAATTAATTCAAACATTCTTTTATCAAAATACTGCTAGACAATCAGCAACTCGTTTACTTCAGTTATCTGAAGATCCTCTCTTGACTCCAGCAATCCGTGTTAAATTTCTCAAATTCCAAAATACTGTCATTGAAGACCCTAACCAATTCACGTTATGTGTACAGGCCAATAAAATCAATTTGAGCTTACACCAACTTGATCCATTCGGTATTAAAGTAGAATCACCACCCGCTGAACCTGAACCAGCTCCAGTTGTTGAGCCTGAACCAGTACCAGGAGAAATTGAAACTCAGGTTAGACAAATGACCAGGATGGGAGGGGCTGGTGAGGAAAATTTTATTTCAGAAACAATGTACAATGTAACAGGTGGAGGTGGTACAAGTGTTGATGGAATTGGGACTGTAAACCTTGTCAATGAGGGTCAGGATGGATTTCCTTTTCAATTTGATACAGTCGGGGGAGGGGGATCACAAAAAACAGCTGAAGAAATTCAAACAGATACAGGTGGTCGCATCCAAGGATATTCATTTAGTGGCGGAACAGGAGGTAGTTTCGTTACTAGTTTTACAGAAGTAATAGGTTCTAGTACTGAAGATGGATTGCCAACTTATCCCCCAATTGGGTCAAGCCAGAAAAATGCCACATCGGAAGTAACTGTGGGAGGAGGAACAGGAGACACTGATTTGTTAAACATTACCTTTAGTAATCCAATTACTAGTGAAATTCGTAGAACAGGTGCGGGAACTAGTGTGAATCCACCATCTAGGACTGAATTTAATACACTAAGATATGAGGTTAATAAAACTGAGATACAAAATATGATAGTGAACGCACGACAACTTGATATTGATATATCAAATATCCAAAATGTCACCGTCAATTTTGATACAGAACCAAATTTCTATCCTTTATCTTTTTCAACTAGTACAATACCTACATCTCGCGTTACAGTCGATATGCAAACAACTGATACCTTAGTTTTTAGTGAAAAGGTGGAAGTCACCTGTCCAAGTTCTGACCCGGACCTATGTGTTCTTCCTGCGTACCCAATTAACCAGGACTTAATAATTCATAGTTTAGATTTTACGGAGGATTTTACTGGAGTGATTTTTAATATAGGAGGAGAACCTGATGGTAGTCAAGAAAATCCCTTTACTAATTTAAGTCAAGTGCCATCTGATCTAACTGCTGATCCAGTTTACTTTAACATTGGCAATCCACCCACAGTTTATTCGACTGCAGTCGAAAATGGGTGGGTCATGATCGCATCTGGTGATGGTACGAATGTGCTTCCGGGTGGAGGATTTACTAGAACAATCAATTTAACTAGGCAATCTAATATGATAGTGGAAGCTGCATTCTATGAAAATAATGACTCCGTAACTAGTATCAGAATTGATGGAGAGACTCTTATGGGTAGTCCAGGTCCAGCGACAATTGATGTTAGAACCACTGACAATAGTAATCCAGATGTCCAAACTGTGTTAAATAATCTTAAATCGGATGCTCGTCTCAACCCGGCCCAATTAAATTGGGGTGATGGTGTCTGGTCCGGAGAGGGTAGTGAACGTATGTCCGCAGGTTCAGAAGGTACTTTTGAAAGTGGTCCCTTAAATGAAGTTATCTATCATGCTAGTGGTAACTTTACAGGTTTACATTGGATATTACTTCCAGTGGGATTCCCAACTTCCAAACAGTGGATATATAATAATGCTGACGGTGCAGCTAATCTTAACCTTTGGATTCGGGGTACTGAGGAAACACAAGTAGAACCCGAACCAGAGTCTCTTGTTCGACGTCCAACAACAACCCGTCGATCAGTTTCAACTCAACCAACAACAACTCGTCCAGCAACAACTCGTCGATCAAATGTACCTTCTTCAACAACCAGAGTACCACTTGCCCGAACACCTACTAATACTAAAATAAATACGTCAAGTGGGGAAAGTAAGGTGGATACTAAATTAACTAACCGGTTGACATCAAAATCAACCACCATAGATGGAAAGAACCGGGTTTCTGCCCTTCGTGCTAGACCAAATCGATAATGCTTTAATATCCTATTAAGAAGCTGACTCAGTCCAAAGTCAAGTTTTTAATAGAAAATAACTCTTATTACGAAATAATATAGTAGAAATGTTAATACCAATTCATGTTGCATTTTTAGATCTTTTAGATGGAGAATATCATTTAGTTTTTGGTGAATTAGTTCGAGCCAATGGAGATTTTGCCCAAGATATTAAAACAGGAGTTTATGCGCTTGATAATTTAAGTTTGGTACTAGGTATTTCCAAAAGAAGATTAATGAAACAATTAAAACTTGGAATGAAACATCCAGACATTCCCAATGACAAACGTGGTCTGGTCAAAAGAAAGAGAGGTCAAGATGGAGAGAATATTGATGTTCTTGGACTTAGTTACGATATTCTTGACATGATTAAGTTTTACCAAATGGAAAAACTATCGAGCAAAATCAACAATATATATGATAGAGACATCTTCCAAAAATTACTACACGAAACAGATTTGGAAGAGAGTGATCCAAGTCCAGAAAATGGCGATGAACTCGATGAGGATTGGACCGAGCATGCCGATATTATGGATGACGACATTTCCAGTCTCGCTGATTATTATGGAGAATTAACCGAAAATCATTATGGTGCCCAAGCCATTGGACATTCAATGCCGAGTGAGAAAAATATTAATCTTCAGGGTGCCATGATCAAAATTATAAAACGTTGTACTCTACTTTATCGTCTAGCGCTTAATGATAGTTTTAATATCCAATTACCTATGGGAGGCCCTAATCCCTTTTGGTTAGGAGTCATTATGCATACAATTACGGATAGTTATTCAACAGTTCATACTTATCGAGTTAGATATGATATTGCCAGTGGCCTTTATTATAAGTTATCGACAAATTTGGAAAAACCTACTACTTCCGATATAGTGGATCCCAAATTCGAGGACTTTAGGCCAGTCCCAGGTCAACTTCACTTTTCTCGTTGGGAACTCCAGAGTCCACTCAGCCTCTTTGCCAGATGTCTAAGTAATTATTTGGATCACCATTTTAATGAATTTTATGCTAAAATAAATACTTTCGATGATCCTGAATCCCTAATTGACTATGTGGTTACGACTATTTGTCGGAATTATTGCAGTTCTAGTCCAGAGAGTCATCGTGTATTTTGTCGTACTTGCGAAAGATCTTATTCTTGTCGCACTTTTCAGCGTCTTAAATTATTTGAACCAAGTGAACAGATTCCTGATTTTGACGATTATTATATTTCAACTGATTTACGTGGAGAATTTTATCAATTAGAAAAGTTTGGTAAGTTTGTTAATGGTTATCATAAAATGGGTCCTGGAGCACGAAAGGTTAGAGAGAAGGTCATTGAATTAGTTAATCGGCTACTCTTTTTCAAATTTCGAGAAAAAGAATTAAACACACTCTTCCAAAATCCCAGTCTAAAAAAAAGATATGAAAACATGATTGAGGATAGTTATCGTCTCGATAACTATAGTCTTGACACATCTTTGCCAGTTCAACCGGAAGAAGAGATTGATGATCCCGACAGTGGATACGTGATCGAAAAACAACTACCAGAACCTGATTTGGTGGATATTAGTGAATTGGAATCTGAAAAAATAATTCTTCAAAATGCTGGAGATGGACTCTGGTCTGGATTTGTTTCTACAGTCAATGATTTGCTGGCTCGAGGGCAACTACGTTTAAAGAAGGCTATTACCCTTGAACAATTTAAATATTATGACCAAAAAGAAATTTACCGTAATGTTGAAGCGCGTCGTCAAAATCAAAGTTTCATTATCGATTTTCACGACTATGAACAACAAACTGATCCACCTGATACCCATATGCGTTGTGACTATGTCCAAGACCCTAGTCTTCTGCGTGAAATTTATTACAATTTGAAACATTTAACAGAGCTTTATAGTCATCATGTTAATTATTTATACAAATTGAAAATTAAAAAAGGTCAAAACATCAATAACACTTTTTATGACGAACATGGTGGTGATATCAGACAATTAGGGGATGATCCGGAATATGCCAAAGAGGAATATGAAACCCGACTAAGAAAGTGTTTAAAGGAGTTTTATCATTTTCTTTATTATTGGGTCTATCGTATTTCTAGTCCTGAGGCGGCTCGTTCTCGAATCAAACGTTTTAGAGTCAATCCTAAAACATGCAAAGTAGAATAAAAACACTATTGTTAAATTATTCGATTCTTTAGTATAAAAGAATGTTATTGAGACCACGTATTATTTATTGTCATGGTAAATTGGATCATCCATATAGCAAAAAGGCAAAGATAATCCAAAGTATCAGTTGGGATCATGGTCTGGATGTCATTGTCCCCGATTTTACTCGAAACAACTGTCCAGATAGGAGAGCATCTCACCTTATCGATTACCTTAATATTAGTGGTAACAATACTAAAACTATATATGTTGGTTCTAATATGGGAGCTTATTGTGCGCTAGTCACTAGCCAAATAGTTCAACCAGACGCCATGTTCCTGATGTCACCAACTATCGGTTTACCTGGTTATAAACAGAAGAACCCATTGGGGAAGACTCGTAAGGGGTTAATTTATATTTTACATGGCAAAAAAGATCGAATTGTATCATTGAAAAATGTTTTGGAATATGCTAATCAATACGATTGTTGTCTTGAATTAGTTGATGATGATCATTCTCTCCATGACTCCGAAAATCTTATCAGAACTTCTTATCAAAAATTTTTGAGCCAGGCAATCTAACGTTTCACTAAGCCACCACATTCTTCATTTGATTTAGGTTTATCAATTAGGACCATGATTGATGATTTTCGGGGTTCAGGTGTAAGCACGCACCCATATTTCCAGTTAAATGTAATCTTTTTGCTTGGAAATTGGGCGATTATATATCGATGACTCTTATCCGGTGGACATGGTCCTTGATAGAAAAACTCATCATCGTTATAAAGCATATGAAGCCAATTTTCTCCAGTGCGTGTGCAAGCAGGAGCGTCTAAATCCCACATTAAAACAGTATAACCAGATCGCTTACCAATAATTTTGGGTGATTCAGCCCAATCACTGGCTTTTTGGGATTTGGGAAATATCGTTTTATTGTTTAAGTCAATGGTAATCGCGACCATAATTTTCTATATTAATTATAAATAATCATTTTCAAATTTGCATAGTATTACCAGCAAAGCAATATTCAATCATAGCAGAAAATAAACTGGGCACTTTTCCAAACAGATATAGTCGCTCAAGTTTTATTATTCATGTAATTCATTGGGATACCAGAGTTCAAAGTCTTTACGGTAAAAATCCTTAATCGTTGTCATCGATTCTGGCGTTAAGTCATTGCGCATCAGACCGGAATTAGATTTAAAACAATGATGGTGTAATTTTAATGGTTTACCATATCTTGCAGTTAACTCTTCAAACTCTTCATTTATACGTTCAAAGCGCAAAATATAGTGTACTTTACAATCTTCCCGCTCATAAATTATGAATTTATGTTGTGGTAACAACATATTTGTATGGATATACGGAGATTCTTTGGCAGCTTCGATTTGAGTTTTTATCCAATGATTTAAATGTTCTGCGTTACGATGTTCTTTCTTGCCTGGTCCCCTATGTAAAAAATTATATGCACTGATAATTCTTTCAATTGGATTACGAACAACCGCAAAAACATGAAAGTCTTTGTATGGATTACCTAATTCAAAACAATCCAATGGAATATGTCTAATTGACACATTTGGACCACAAGTTGGACGGTAACGTGCAAACCGACCAGCATCGCGTTCACCCCACTTAATTGCATTTTGAGCACCACTCACCTCAACGCTAGTACCGGCACTTTTAGGAATGTGTACAAATTTTAACATTTCAATGTTTAAAGGAGTATCTTTATCAATTTCCACTGCTTTACCGTAATCTGTTGACATGAGTCTAATATTTATACTATTGAAAGAATATTATTTTCCAAAATTTTCAATGAAAATGGTCTATTTATGTTTCAGTGAAATTTTGGAAAATATTATAATATGATTTACTTTGTGGTAGCTAATATTTTTTATTTCTTTTTTGAAGATTACCTCAAATCTGTTACAAACAAAGATATCGGCAATTTCTCTATTTTAAACGGTCGGGAGGAAAATAATCTAATCGAAATTGAACGACTATCAATACTAGACGTCGAAAGGAAAAACAAATATATTTTTCTAACTACTCCCCTCATCTACCGAAAAAATCATCCTATACAAAAATCAATAAAAAGATCGCAGCTTAATGAGTCGTCTGGAAAAGTAGAACTATCCAGACATCAAATCATTATTTTAAATACCGAACAATTATCTAAAATAAACGAAAGAACAAAAATTACCACTCTAATTCCATATTTTAGACTAGTCGATTATAGTCTTGGTAATCTTGCATATATTGATACTGCAACGACAGAAAAGAAATACCTTTATCTTCCCTATCAATTGAACAAGGATGAAATTTTAGATTTACCTAAAACCAAATCAGTTTGCTTTGTAGGACTTTTACATGGTAAATACCGAACCAATATATTACAAGGAATCCAAGAGTTGGGTATTGATGTTACTATTATTAAAAGAGGACCGGGAAC